TGCTAAAAACTCGGTTCCATTCCTGCGCCTTACCCCACCTTGCACCAATGTTGTGACGTTCTGCCCAATAGCCATTCCAGCATAATAGGCCTGTAAGTCTTTACGACCTACCAGCCTGGGGTCTAATTGGCCCCGGTTGAATGAGCTTATAGGATTCCAAACCTTTGCCATTAAAAGAAGCTCCCGCCATTGCGAACATCAGTAAAGGGCTGATCCTGTATTGGGGTTTGTGGGTATTGCTGGGCATCGGCTGCAAAGGCAGAAGCTAAGGCTGCTAGATGCTTTTGTGCGTACATAGCATTCTTCTGCGGGTCATCAGTCACAGACAGCGAGAACTCACTAGCCAGCAGGTAAGTAAGCGCTATAACGAAATAAGACGGAAAGGCTGAAGTAGGTGGGCGATAAACATAATCCACCTCAATAGCCGTTTGATTAGAGTACAGCTTATCCTCAAAGATATTATAAGGAGAACGAGGATCGACCCGTTCAATCTTCAGTGAGTCAGTGGGTATCTGAAAGGCATACTGAAAGCCATTCAAAGGGGCAGCAGATAGCCGGTTAAGCTGTTGCTGCTTAATAGTAAAACGCCAGTAGTTAGTGGTCAGCATGGCCTCTAGCAATGGCTCATACAACGCAGCAGCTACGGCAGCACCCGCACCAGGATCAGTGAAGGAGCTAATAGAGGTAGCGCCAATCATTTGCAACGCGTTACTTGATATATCAATGTCGGTTGCCATTGGTCTTCCTCTTGTAAAAAAGCCCCACCCCGTTAAGGGTGAGGTAACTAACGATAAGTCAGCAGTGGATCTTTAGCTAAAGGCTACAGATAACGCTAATGTAACTACACCCGCAGAGACAGACACCTGATATACATCAGTGCCATCGCTTTGAGTACAGAAAATATAGTCGTCAGTCTTTAGACCTAAGCCACCAGCAGGATCAGCAGCTGCATCGAAGTAATTAGCTCCGCCTACAGTCGCTGTATTATCGCCAGAGTTATACACAAACGCCCGTGAAGCATTGGAGTTAGCTTGTGCTGATAGTGGTAGAAAAGTACTTGGAGAAAAAGCCATGATAGACCCCCTTATGCAGTTTCGTCATAGATGATTCGAGTGATGCCTTGAGGCTCACGTGCAACAGCACCGGCTTTATAAATGCCGTTAGCTAGCCATGAGGTCTTTTGAGCAACCCAATCGATTGTGGTTTTGAGGTCAATACCAATAGCAAGACCAACAGCGCTCTTCTGCAAAGTAAAGGCTTGACGAACAGCAGCAGCACCGGGCAATCCACCCTCAGTGCGCGATCCAATGACTTTAAACTCAAAGCCCATGAACGTGTTTAGCTCACCATTAACCAAGGCGCGTACAGTGTTGAAGTCGGTGCTAGTAACAGTGCTATCTTCCAATAGCTTCTGTAATGCAGCAGCTCGAACACAAATAAAGCGGCCTTCAGATTCAGCTTCGATATCATCGTGATGCGCCTTAGCGGTGCGGATGGTATCAAGAGTGAAGTTGGTAGCAACAGTATTACTAAAGCCGGTATCAGCATCGCCATCGTTAGTGGTGGCGTAAGTAATGCCTGCAACAGTATCGATGATAATCTGATCTTCACGGCGGCCAATCGCTTTAGCAATGGCTTTAGCTAGCTCAGTCTTCTCATCGAAATTAACTTCGGCTTGGTCGAAGATATCGGTGTACTCGGGCGCGTTCCAGTTTTGCATGGTCGCGGTCTGACGAGCGTGGTCGATATCCATTGGCGTGACATCGGCTTGTGTGGCTTTCTGGTTTGCTAGACCTTTACCCATACGAGCGAATTGATAGGAAACACCAGTAACATTAGTACGTACAGATACGCAATCGCGCAACGTCTTCATGCCTTGGTATTCATGTTTAACTTCGCTGTCAAATTCAATGACAGCACTATTCGTTAGATTCTTGGACATGGTAGTCCCTCCAGAATGATTTGAACAAATGCCGTTTCAGTTAGCGCTTGACCAAATTGGGGCGCGTCACTGTAATTAACTTAATAATTATCCGTGACACCGGCCCCTGGAGGTTATCGGTAGGATGTTTATATTATAACCGCATAGTTAGTAGATGCAAACCATCACGCAATATCTACTTCGATACTCTGTAGTAGCCATCTGTAACAGTTATATCCACAGCATCATCCTCATTAGAAACAACTAAGAAAGTCTGATCGCCATTGGCAATATCCTCTAACGCTTGAGGTACTAGCGTCTGAGGGCTATTAGCTGCAATAGGGGCTTTAGGATTAGAGCCATGCAAATCAGCTAGAGCATAGCTATTTGTACCTGTCCCATTGTCTGTGAACGCGATAGCCGAACCACCGCTCGTGTATGCCACTTGAAAGTCATTAGCATTAGGGTTGATAACATAGTAAATAATATCCTCTCTCAACTCCGCCGGCAGTGTCCCACTATTATCATGGAATGTAATGTTTTGGCCAGAAAGCAATGAATGCCCCGTTTCATTTATCAGGTTTGTGCCGTTCGTGAATGTCACAGTAACCCTTGCTAAATCATGCCTTACAAACTGCGTAGATAGTGTTTTAGTCGATGATGCCGGCTCTAGAAACACGTTTCCATCTAATTTAACAGATACTGGTTCAGTACCTGTGTACATGGATTGATCAGGAGATAATAGTTTCATACGTTCTTGTGAGGTTGCAATCCAATCAGAAGAGGCAATAATCACTCTCGCGCCAGCAGCAGGAATATCTGTTTCAACAACATTACCTTCAACACTCAGCTCAATTTTAGTTGTACTGTCTGGAAAGCCCGGATTATTAACAGCTATAACTCTTGGATCAGAATGATCTAATCCTTTTGTGCTCCACACTCCTGTATCAGTAGCAATAAACTCCCTACTGATCTGGAAAGTGTTTGTCTGCTGATTGAAAACAGTTGCGCCGCCATCATAGTCAAGATTGTTAGTTGTAAGGATTGTTAAGGTATCACCATCAATCAAACTTGTTCCGGTATCGGTCATGGTCACAATATTGGCGGTAAAGGTTGCGCTTTCATCCGTTCCATAGTCAATAAACAGCGCTTCAAAGTATGTAGTGCCATCAGTATCTACGATATGAAGTGTGCCATTATATGCAGTGTTGGTCGTGAAGCCGGTGGTGATAACGTCCTGGCCCACGTAAAGAGTAGGGCCAGTGAATGTAAATCTAGCAATGCCAGCAGTCACAGGCGAATCGATGACGCTTACAGCTGTTGAACCGATAGAGGCATCTGCTACCGCAGTGAATGCACCTGTAGTGCCGCTAGTATCGAACGCAGAGCCAGAAATAAGGCTTGTTTGCGCCATATTAAACCTAGACTCAGAATTAATGGCCGGGTCAATCCGAAATATAGAGGCACCGGCATCTGCTAAAAACTTAATACCGGACGCCGTATAAGCCGCGACCCGATTGCCAGACAAACTAATCATTGGGCCAGTTACTGTTCCATCTAAAACCTTAAGATTGAGCACTTCCACATCGGCATTGATAACGTCGAAGCCTGTGCCTATCTGTAGAAGTGAGCAGAATCTAAACGTAACGCGGCCATTTTTACTGATTGTGCCTAGATCGCTCCATCCAAAGAATGATAGAAACTCTATTGAAAAGTAGCCGCTTCCAGTGGTATTGCACATAGTGGCTGAGTTAGTAGATTGGAGGTTTATATTCTTAACCTCCATAGACCCCTCGCCAGAAAAGAAAGTCCCATTGCCTGTATAGATATAAGACGGTGTTGGCTCAACACCATGCAATAATACAGTAGCACCGGCATCTACAGAGAATGTAGCCAACCCCGTGTATGACACATTGAAGTAAAAAGAGGTGGGTGTAGAAATAGTAACCACATTACCAACAGCTATATCATCAATATCTGCGTTTGAGTTAACAGTGATAATGTTGGCGGGGTTCTTAATTAGTGTGTAGGTTCCATCTGTTAGGCTGTCGTTACTATCAACAGACCATGAGCTATCAAGAATATTACCCAGCCCATCGCCAATAGGTATGACATCTTCTGAGATAGACAGGCTTGGCGTGACCGTCTGGCTAAGCACTGTAGACTTATCCGCCTGAACAATACCCGTATAGGATACATCAGAGGATAGAATATTGAT